ATGGAATCAAACACTTCAGAAGGATCTGAATATACATTTTTGATAATGTATGTGTATGAACGACTGTGAATCATTTCCATAAATTCCCAAACAGTCATACATGCTTCTAGTTCGGGAAGAGAGCAATAAGGAATGAATGCCATACCTGGACCACGACCCTGAACAGAATCAAGCATAATCTGATACTTCAGATTAGAAGTAAAGATGTGCTTTTGTTCTGGTCGAAGAGTCTGATAATCGGAACGATCTTTTTGAAGGGAGACCTCTTCAGGTCTCCAGAAATATCCAAGTTGCTGTTGAGTTAGTTTCTCAAAGATTGGATACTTATAAGAATCGTATCTTTGGACCCCAAGGGGTTGTCCAAAAAACATAGGTTGCTTTTTGGAATCAACCTCTTGAGTATTAAAAACAGTCATTCCTTTGATCATATTACTCTGTTCTGAATTGATTCTAAATTTTACAGGATTCACAATCTTCCTCCTCTGAAGTTAGTAGTTCGTTAATTAGGTTATCCAGATTGCTTACTTTTTCATCCTCCTTGATTTCATCAGTCTTATTATCATATGTATTCTGATAGTAAGAAGTCTTCCATCCATACTTATATGTTGTCAAGAAGTCTTGTGCCATTACGCTAACAGGTACTTCATTATCGGCATAATTCTCTGGATTATATGACCAGTTTCCAGAAATCGCTTGATCGAAGAATTTTTGCATAATTGCAACAATATTAATATAACCACGATTGCTAGACATATCCCACAGGAGTGTATAATTGTTTTTAAGAGTCTGATACTGGGGGACAATTTGCTTAAGAGGTCCCTTCTTTGACTTCTTAACGGACAAGAACCCTCTAGGTGGTTCGATTCCATTTGTTGCGTTTGACACAACGGAACTGCTTTCCGATGGCATTTGTGCGGACAGTGTTGAGTGCCTGAGACCGTGCTCCAGGATAGATGCTCTAAGAGATTCCCAGTCATGTTGGTAAGCAATAGAAGAAATTTCGTCTACATCTTTTTTATAGGTATCAATTGGAAGAATACCATCGGCATACTTAGTACGTCCAAAGTATTCGCAGTAACCCTTTTCTTTAGCAATCTGATTGGAGGACTTCAGCAGATAATATTGGAATGACTCAGAAAGTCCATGAACTGCATCCCATGCTTCTTGAGAATCATAATCGAATCCAAGTTTAGCAAGATAATGTGCAAGACCAATATAACCAACACCTAGAGACCTACGTGCTTTTGTTGAAATCTCTGCAGCAACAACAGGGTACTTTTGATAATCAATAAGTTCCTCTAGTCCACGGACAGAAAGATCACAGAGTTCTTCAAACTCTTCATCATCTTTCACTTTACCCACGTTAACTGCAGATAGAATGCAAAGAGCAATTTCTCCATTAGGATCATCAATATGATCAATTGGAACAGTAGGTAGTGTAATCTCTTGACAAAGATTACTCATCTCAATCTTATCTTTGAATGAAGAGTGAGAATTGCAGTGGTCAATATTCATAATGTAAATACGACCAGTCTCAGCACGTTCTTTAAGAAGATCTAGAATGAGTTCCTGAGCACGAACTGTCTTCTTTTTGATTGATGGATCATTCTCATACTTGACGTAAAGTTCATCAAACTGAGGAAGTCCAAATGCTTCATAAAGACCAGGTACATCATGAGGTGAGAATAAAGTAATTTCACCATCTTGAATGAACCTTTCGTAGAACAGTTTAGAAATCTGAATTGAATAATCAAGTTTACGAACTCGATTATCTTCAGTTCCTTTGTTGTTCTTGAGGACAATAATATCCTCTATTTCTTGGTGCCAGATCGGGAAGTGGACAGTTGCTGATCCACCACGGATGCCATTCTGTGTACAGCATCGGACAGTCGATTCAAACTTTTTAAGGAATGGGACAACACCTGTATGCGTAACTTCCCCGTCACGGATTTTACTGTTGATTCCACGAATTCGACCTGCGTTAATGCCGATACCAGCACGTTGTGCGACGTATCTGCCAATAGCCATATCAGAACTAAAGATACTATCGAGGGAGTCATCAGAATCAACCAGAACACAAGATGCAAATTGACGAATAGGTGTTCTGACCCCTGCCATGATAGGGGTCGGGATGTTGATTTTGTGTTTACTGATTGCATTATAGTAACGACGAACGTAATCCAATCGAGTTTCTTTAGGATATTCGGCAAAGATAGTCAGGGCAATCATGATATACATGAACTGAGGAGTTTCGTATACCCTTCCAGAACTACGATCTTGAACTAGATATTTATCTACTACCTGACGAAGACCTGCATATGTAAAAAGCATATCCCTTTCATGATCAATAAAGGAATTTGCCTTTTCAATTTCTTCCTTTGAATATTTTAGGAAGATTTCAGAATCATAAACTCTTGAGTTCACACAATTGTAAATATGCTGCTCAAGATGTGGAAATTCATGAAGTTTACCATAAAGACTTTTTCTAATTGAAAATAGAAGAAGTCGTGCAGCTACAAATTGATAATTTGGATGATCCAAATCAATCAGATCACTTGCACTACGAATTAGAATTTCTTGAATCTCTTTTGTAGTAATTCCATTATAAAATTGAATGCCAGAAGTCATTTCTACTTGACTAGCAGAGACTCCTGCAAGACCTTTACAAGCCTCTTCTACCATTAGATGAATTTTATCTAGGTCTAGAGGTTGAATGGTGCCATTTCTTTTTACTACTTTTGTTCCGTTGCTCATACTCGTTTCCAACCAATAAGTTTTGCTTTTGCTTCTAACCCTCTGAAGGTATTTGATTTTAACATGGAATTAACATCAAGTCCAGACATAACCATATCATTTATGTCCTTTTCTCTGACCTCAGTTGGCCAAATTACAATTGGCAATTTCAAATCAATTGCCTTTTCCATTTTATCTACAATTTGTTTGTTACGTTTTTCATTATCATATACCATTACAAAGTCAACATCATAGTGTGTAATCAGAAACATTTTATCTATGTCTGCACCAACCATAGCAATTGAGTTTTCAATAAACATACTATCAATTGGTCCTTCAACAATATAAACTGTTTTATCCCAATCCAAGTCATCCATCCCATAAATTTTTGGAGGTGTTTCATCCAAAATAATTGTAATGTATTTGACCTGACTTTTCTTTTTTAAACTTCTTCCTTGAAATCCAAATACCTTTCCTTTATTAACTAGTGGAATGATGATCCTTGGTTCGTCGTTTTGAATTGATGAAAAAGTTTGTTTTTGAGAATTAGTCCACTCTTTAAAGTTTTCACAATAATAAAGTTTATCCAGATATTTTTCTGGAATTTGCCTATCCTCTACATACTTTCTTGCCAAATGTTCTTTATTTAGTTCTGAAATTTTTGGCAGATCTAATTGAGATTTGGAAAAACTTGGTTTATTAAATTTAAATTCTGGGTCTGCAGTATTACTGTTTTTTCCAGTCAACCCATTTTTATATCTTTCCAATACATATTGATCATAAAGAGGAACATCAATATCCTTTAGGAAATTGGTGAATGATCTCGAAACCCCACAATTATGACACTTAAAATTGTGGTCGTTTTTTGATTGGTAAATATATCCCCTTGCCTTGTTTCTATACTTTTTAGAATCTCCACAATAGGGACACCTAAAGTTATAAAGATTATTTTTTACTCTTTTAAATTTTTCTAACCTAGATGAAACGAGTCCAATATACTTGGAATCAATATAAGACATTATGTAGGGAAGATACTATTTGACTCCCTCAATATTAGTAGGTTGTGGGTCTGGTGTCAAGATGTTTGTGGCAATATGTGGAGCGGATATTAGGAAAGTAATGATTGCTAAAGCACCTACAGCAATCCATCTGAATTTCATCACATTATCTACTTTGGTTTCTATATCTTCAATTTTAGTGTTTATCTTACCCTCAAACTCTTCTAACTTAGATATAACTTTATTATGCTCTTCTGTGTTTTTTAACTCAACATTCTTAACTCTATCTAAAAGTATTTCATCAGACTTTATAGTATGTTCTATCTTTTCTTCATGAACTGCCAACATCTTACTGATATTTTGACTGGTCTTCCCCATGATTTGTATTGCCTCATCAATCTTTCTCATCATTACTTCATATGAGGAAAGACGTTCTTCTAATACTGCAATTTTAGTATCAGCAGATGTGTTTTGATTAAACATGACTACTTCTTTTTAAGGTGTCTAATCCAAGTAGTCCTTGATTTTGGACCCAAAAATATATTTTTCTTTTTCTTCACCGGAGGGTTCCCTGGATCCGCTTCTGGAGTTCCTGCTATTTTTCCACCAGAAACATTATTTACAGGAACAGAACCTACTCCCATATCCTCTTTGATAATATTTATAATTGCATCTAGTTTAGATCTTTTCATTATAGTGATTCTAATATTCTTAAACAGTTTTCATCAATCGGTATATCATCTAAAAATGATTTAGGATAATCAGGAATTCTATTCAAAAACAATAAAAATGTCTTTAATGATGACCATAACTCTTTTTCCAATTTAAAGAATAAGAGTGGTGTAGAGGCATCATTAAAGACATTAAAAATGATAATGAAATGATTGATTAATAAATCAACTTTCAATTCACCAGTCTTTACATATTTTCTAAGTAATTTTTTGATATATTTAAATCTACTTAAATCTTCAAAAAAATCTTCTCTTGTTACTGCCTGAGGATTATCATAATACTTAATAGCAAATAATATATAATTATCCTCATTCAATTCATCAAACTTCATATCATGCGGTTACAGTAAGTTTTGCTGCAGATGAAGTAGCAGAAGCACCTCCGGTAGATGTAATTTGTACTCTATAGAGGTTGTTATTTTGATTTGATGGTGGATTAGTAATTGTCAGGGTTGCAGTTGTTTCATTTGAATAAATTCCACCAGTTGCACTGCTGTAAGATGTTCCACCATTAGTGGAAACCTGCCACTGATATGAAAGTGCTGCTGTTGGAGTTACTGTTGCAGTTACACTAAATGTTCCAGTTCCAGTAGTAGCAATTCCAACTGCTGAAGGTTGAGATGTGATAGTAATTAGTCTATCTGGATATGTAGTATCATCAGCAGAGTCTCCTGGGGTTCCATAAGCAGTTGTTCCATCAGTAATACCAGACATGGCAACAAGAGTTTCTGACTTAACTCTTAGATTTCCATGCATATCAACATAAGTATGAACACCAACCCATCCAGCATGAGCAACTGCATACTGAGTATTTACTGCAGAAGCAGCTTCATTAACATCTACACCATAAACTTCACTATCAACAGAAGTATTATAGGTGTCTGAATAGTTAGTATCTTGGAGTAAATATTTTGGTTGCTGGGAGATTGTATATTGCTGTCCACTAATTGCTGCTCCACTTAACCACTGAGTTGTAGCAATAGAGACTTGAGTTTGAGAAGTAACTTCTGAAATAATTGCTTTTCCAAAAGTACCAATACTAATTACATCTCCAACGGATGCTGAAACAAATGATGTTCCTGATCCAGTTACAACCTTAGTGCCATAGTTTACACTAACTGTACCAGGTGAAAAAATATCGTCTGATTTACCCCAAAGAGCCATTTGCTTTACCTGAATAAAATTTCTTTCTTAATTTATTTATAAAAATGGGGGAGTGTGATGCTCCCCCAAACGATGTAAATTTTAAATGTAATTTATCAACTACACTCTTTTAAAAGAGCATCTCTTACCATTTTTGCAATTACATTATCAATATCATTATCAGTTGTTTTTACATATGCATCAACCATATCACATACTAATTTTTTGGTATGGCAAGAAAGTAAGAATCTAAAAAGAATAGGTCTTAAAAGTTCTACAACTGCATCCATAATTACCCCCCTAAGGATAGGATGTAATTATTTATAGATTGTATCTGTTTTCTAAGTAGATGATTACAGATTCATTTGTTTGCTTTTGAGCAGCAGCATTTGCCTTGGCAAGTTGAACATCAGCAAGTTCTTTTCTGATCTGTGCTTGTGCCGCCTTTCTCTTTGAAGAACTATCATTTACCATAGTCTCTTCATAGAGATCAAATACTTCATCCCAAGTTAGTTCTGAGAAGTCATAACCCTCTTGGATTAGATCTTCTACCCAAGCAATTACTTCCTCATTCTTAACCCATTTACCATCTTTCTTAACAAGTTTGGTAGTCTTAGCAATTTTCTGAGATCTTGGTGCTCCAGGATCTTCACCTCTTACTCTAGTGTTTGCTGAGATTGTTCTAGTTGCATGACCACTAATGCTAGCAGGCATAGCTCTAGAAATTCTATTATACTTCTTGACCTTAGGGACAGTAGTTCCTGGTTTGAAGGATTTTGCGTCAGTATCTTGCTTAAACTTGCTGTCATCACCATATCCATCTCTATCCTCACTGAAATAGATTTCTTCTAGTTCACCCCAAGTGAAATCAGAGAGGTCATATCCTTCCTCAAGAAGTCCTTCAACCCAAGCAACTACTTCTTCATTCTTGACCCACTTACCATCCTTTTTAACGAGTTTAGTTGTCTTAGCAATCTTTTGTGATTTGGGTGCCCCTGGATCTTCACCTCTTACTCTGGTATTTGCAGAGATTGTTCTAGTTGCGTGACCACTAATTTGCTTAGGCATCACACTAGTAATTCTACCATATCCACCTTTTTTAGGTGCAGGAACATCTGTTCCAGGTCTTTTAATTCTATCATCTGGTTTATTGAACTTGCTATCATCACCATAACCGTCTCTTGCTTCGGTTACATAAATTTCCTCAAGTTCTTCCCAGGTGAAATCAGAAAGATCATATCCTTCAGAGATTAGATAATCAACCCACTCTTCAACTTCTTCCTTGATTGATGGATTGATTTCTACCTTGTTTCTTTTTCCTGATGGCATTTCCTTAATTTGCTCGTTTTTTCCCTTTTTGCTATGAAGTTCTCTTTCTTCTTTCATAGCCTTTTTGATTGCTTTATCCTTTACTCCAGCATATTCATCCGATTCATCTTCTACTTCACCATCTTTATCATAGTCTTTAGACTTTTTGCCAGACTTCTTATACTTATGCTCCTGGTCTTCACCAGCTTCTTCACTTTCTTCCTTTTCCTCTTTCTCTTTCTTTTCTTCAGAAAGATTTGTATAGGGATCTTCCATCTCAAAGAATGGTTCCCTTACTTCTTTGTATGCTTCAGCCCAAATGTTAGTCATTTAACTTTCGTTTTGATATTTTTCCTTCTTTTATTTATTTTAGAATCATTCTCAACGTACTCTTCTGTAGGTTGTCCTGGAGTAAGATTTTGTAAATATTGACGATATTCATCTGTTCCAATTTCATGAACTTCACAAACATCTTTAATCCAAGACTTAAACATCATTCCATCGTTCGTCACACAAATTAAATGATTTGTTCCAGATCTAATAATGTTCCCTCTAAGTCCAGTATTAATATTCTCAACTAAAGATCCAACCTTAAATATTCTCTTAGTAATGTAATTATCTCGTAAACCTTTCCAATCTAAATCTGGAGCAATTTCCCACAATTCATATCCTTCCTTTACATTCATAGAATTCATTAAATCCATAAAGAGTTGCTCTGCCAGATCGGGATCAACACCAGATGGGATTGACTTCATAAATGTATCAAAGTCACCTTCTGCTACTGCCTTTCTAGCATCTGATGATGAAACAATATCAGGATCCTTTGGACCAGAAGATACTACATTAATTGAATCATATTGATATGCTTGACCATTTGCCTTTGTCGTAAGACTATCAATTTCTGCAACTCTATCTTCGCCAGCAATAATATTAACAGAAGTATAACCTTCTTGATTTAAAAATGTAAGGACATCAAATATAGTTTTAAAGTCTTCACTATCAATTATTCTGTCAGCATACTTTGGAAACATTTCCTTCATATAAGAAATCTTCAGTTCTGGATCTAAAGGATTTCTCTTATTGTCCTGTGTTCTACTTGGAAAGATATAATAGTTTCCACCAGACGATGCTTTCTCCATAGTTTTGAAGAGATCAAGATGACCTTTAGTTGGTGGATTAAATTTACCAAAGGCAACTGTTACGATATCATCTCTAACTTGAGATGAAACTGGTTGTGGTGCTACTCCTGCTCTCACTCCTGCTGCTGCAGATGATGCCCCACCTCTTTGGGAAGATTGATCAGTAGTTCCTAATCTTTTTTTCCCACCTTTGTAAGATCCTACACCAGATGCTTTAACATCTGCAGGTTCTTGTCTTTGATTATTATCTGCTTCCTTTTTCTGAGATGGTTTTCCACTAAAAACTTTGAGTTGCCCCTTTACAGTTTTTGCTACGAGTTTTCCTTTATTGTCATACCAATCACCGTGCCCATTCCCAGACAGACCCATCCTCTTAGCCTGAGCAGATGCTGAGGTCTCTACTGCTTCTCTAATAAAATCGAAAAAACTTTTCATTTACTAATTTCTCTGTAAATTAGGTCTTGATTATTCTGAATATAGTTCAGACCTGCTTTTTTTAGTTGTAAGTATTTATCTTTCTTATCCTTTGGATCTTTATATGTTTCGACAAAAGATACAAAGAATCTAGAGAAATTCTCTATCGTTTTTCTTTTTAATTGTTTAATTCTAACCTTGGTTTTGTATATCTGTATGAGTTCTAAAAATAATTGATTCACGACCACAAAGCAAGATAAAGTGATTGAACAAAATTAGTATCTTCTAAAGATACTGAGGACTTTTCCAGTCCAGATATTTTAAATCTTAATGTTGGTCTAAAATATTGTCCAGTTTGACTAGTCTTTCCTCTTAAATTTAATTTAGATTCACTGGGGGAAAATCTTGGAATACTAAATGGAAGATTCTTTTCCCTAAATTTCTTATTAAGGTCATTTTTATCTTGACCCATATAATAAAATCCACGATCTTTAATTTGAATATAATAAGTATTAAGAGAATTATAATAATTCACTATGCTTTCAGAAACATCTCTAACCAAGGTAGTTTCCCTATAGGGATCGAATTTTTTTTCCTTTCTAACTAATAAACGTTCATAATTTAAAACTTTATTTAATTGGTTTGTTTCTTTTAAGTATAATATAGTTTTTACATCAATTCCTTTATTATCCTTATTTGGCAAATTCCAAGCATCTACAATCTTTTCATGTAAATTTAATTCATCAAATATGTTTGAATATAATTTATCCACTCTTTTCGTAAAATTATCTCTTGTGGGAAATTTTTTCTCAATTGGTTTCCACTTCCCAGAATCTTCATCTATGGTTATTCCCTTCTGACCAAAATCTGCTCCAATATTCGTTTTAGCTTCAACTCTTACCATAGTTCTAAATTGATCTCTAAAAAATACATCAGGATATAAACTACTTCCAGCAGCATTTTGAGATACATTTTCTGGACCAAAAATTTTAGTTAAACTATCAATTAATAATAATTCATATTCCTTTCCAGCCTGTTCAGGTGAAGACATAAAAAAATCCCGTTTCTTGTATTTAGAAACGGGATCAGTATCAAATATCTCCTTCTTCTCGATTCTCCGAATAATAGACATCAAAGAATCCATCTGGATATCGTTTCATCAGTTTATCAATATTAGTCTGAATAACTTGATCGAAAGAAACTTCAAGAGCAATACATGCTTGTGCAACATACCACATCGTATCACCAAGTTCTTTGATGAGATGAGTTTTAGTTTCTTCATTCCAAGACTTACCCTGGAAAACCATTTTCTTTACAATTTCCATAAACTCACCACCTTCAGCATTAATACCTACAGCAGCAGTCAGAAGACGTTCAATATTTGCTCCTTTCTGATCCAGTTCAACCATTCGGTCAGAAAGTGCCACAAAATCTTTTGAGGCATCTGATGTTACAGCATCAACGAAATTTTGATATTTACTAAAATCAATCTTTTGTGTCATTAGAATTTTAAACTCGCAAATTTACTAGTCTTTTGGTTTTGTTCTTCATAATCATACTCTTCTTCTTGTCCAGAGTCAAGAATGTTTTCTTGAGCACTCTGCTCACAATCATAGAGTCTCATTTTAGCACGATCAATACCAACAACAAATCTCTTATTAATTGTTGGATCGTTATAACGGTTCTTAAGTTGTTTTACCATGATCTGCCCAAGTTGTTCCAACTCTTCTGTGCTAATAAGGGCAAACATAAGATCAGCAGTAGCAGGCAGACCAAAGGACTCACTAGTATCAGTAAGTTCAACGTCAGAATTACCATAACCACTGCGGGTGGTTTGAGTAGCGGAGACAATCGGTACGTTGGTTTCAACAGCAAGACCTCTAAGTTCCTCAGCAATAGCCTTAACGTAGGAATAAGAATTAACCGAGAAATTACTCTTATATCGACTAGAAGAACAAATATTAAGATAGTCAATAAAAATAATTTCGGGTCTAAATGACTTTTTAAGAGATAGTTCATTTAATAATGCTCTAAAATGTCCTACGTGAGCAGAAGCAGTTGGGTATTCTTTAATGATAAGTTTTCCCTGTGTTTTCTTGCTGATATTATTTACCTTAGTATCAAAGATAGACTTTGGCAATTCAGTAATATCTTTGATATTTACATTCAGGAGATTCGCATCAATTCTTTCAGCAATCCTGTCCTCAGCCATTTCAAGTGTAATGTAGAGAACATTTTTCCCTTGCATGAGGACGGAGCTAGCCATGTGGCACATGAATAGACTTTTCCCGACACCCGTACCAGCAAGAGCGATATTGAGAGTCTTGTTAGGCAACCCACCTTTTGTAATTTTGTTGAAGTACTCCAGGTCGAATGGGATTTTGTCTTCTTTCTTGTGATAAGATTCGTATCTTTCTTCGTAATCATTTAAATAATCGTGACCAATATGATTGTCAAAACTTACGGAAAGTGCTTCCTGCAGAATAGAAGGTATGGAGTCTCTGGACTTCTTTTCACTCTGATCATCTGCAATTTTAATGCTTTCCATAAGTGCCAGATAGATTGCTCTATCCCTGCACCACTTTTCAGTAGTATTAATAATCCAATTTTGATCAACTGGACTATCATCTAGTTTTTGTATGTAATCAGATATGTCCTTGAATGTATCTTCAGTTATATCTGTTCTATTTTCTGTTTCGATGGAGATTACTTCCTTTGTTGGAAGGTTATCATAAGAAACTATGAACTTGCATATTTCTTCAAAGATAACCTTCTCATGAATGTTATCGAAGTAATCATTTCTAATAAAGGGAAGAACTTTCCTACAATAATCATTATTAAAAATAAGATTTCTTAAAATAGTAGTTTCAATTCTTTCCATCATTTATAATGCAAATAAGTGGTTAAAATATATTTTGGACCACTCATAGGAGGTTCACCTTTATGGGGGAACATCCAGAGTGGGGGGAACACAACCAATTTACCCTTCTCGGGAGTAATAGTCAATCCATTAAATACGGTCCTACCTCCTTCACTAACATCATTTAAGTACCACATAAAAGATATAAATCTTCTTGCACTTGCATAATCCTGAACATCAACATGTGTATCAAACATGTCAGTTCCCCCAGGATTATATTTTTTTATCCTAAATTGCTCAAATGCATGTTCCTTTGGGAAAACTCTATCGTCTATGTATTTGTAATACTCATTTCGATATTCAATAGTTTTCTTAATCAAATGGTTATGAACATTATCAACATCTCTAGAGATTTTGCAATTTTCAGTTAAGTTTACTTGAGTAAAATTTGGTTTATTATCATTCTCAATTCTTTCGTGCAATTGAGTTTGACTTTCAAAAAATTGAATTAGAAAATCGCAAAATTCTGGTTCCAAAGATAAATCATAAACTTTGATTAAATCATCTAATTCAATTTCCATATCTAAACTCTGAATTTGCTGCCTCATCTATTGCTTGAAGAATTTCTGGTGTAAAATACTTTTCAGGATTTTCCATAATCGTTTTTGCATATTGATTAGTTCCATCTGGGGTTTCATACCTAGTTCCAGACTTTTTGAAAATTCCATATTTTTCTGCAAGTTCAAGAAGACCATAATACTTATCAAGTCCACGTTCATCATAGTAAAGACGAACTTCGACAGTCTTGTTTTCTTTACTGAGTCGAGACTTATGTGTAGTGGCTTTGATAATGTTTCCCACGACTTCAGTTCCATCCTTTTCTTTCTTTTTAGAAAGGTAGATAATGGTTGATGCTGCATACTTAAGTCCAGAACCACCACTCATTTCTTTCATGGGAACATAAGATCCAACAACATCATAAGTGTGATTTGTCACAATCATAGGAATATTTGCTTGACCCAATTTAAGAGTAAGCATCCTAAATGCTCCTTTTACAAGTTGAGATTTAGTCATATCACGAACTTGTTTTTCATTCAAAGCATCTTCAATTTCCTTTTCAGTTGAAAGCATTCCTAGAGAATCAAGAACAAACATACAAGGTTTACGTTCATCCTCTTTCTTCTTCAAATACAAATCAACTGCCTTGAGTGCTTTGGATCTAAACTCTTCAATTGTTACTACATTTACTACGACAATTCTATTTACATCTAGACCTCTACTTTGGAGCATAGACTTTGTTACTGCAGCTTCAGTATCGAAATAGAGACAATATCCATCAGGATTAGTGTCAAGAAAATGTTTGACGACCGCAAGTGAGAAGAAAGTTTTTCCAGTAGAACTTTCACCTGCGATTGCAGTAATTTTATTACCAGATACTCCACCAAAGACACTGCCACTAACAAGAGCATTAAAAATGTACGAACCTGTGTCCACAAAAGTTTCAGTTTCATCAATCTCAGATGCTAATTGTGTATATTCTCCTCCAATTTCTTTTACAATATCCTTAAGAAAGTCCATTTAATTTTTCTCCTCTACTTATTAGTATTCTCCAAAATTTAGAATAAAGTTCTTTATTATTGGAGTGCTGCAAACACTCCAATATTTTTCTAACTTCCTCTACTGATAAAGATAATTCTATCATACAAACAAAGATTCTAAAGTATTTGTTTTCTCAACCCTCCAATCTATACACTGAATAATCATCTTGAGTGGATCCAAGAATGCCTTTTCAAATTGAAGTTCATAGTCAATATATTTTTCCAGATTAAGTTCCTTTGGAAATTGCTGAATAAAAGATATTACGTTTTCCCGAATAATGTTTGGTTTTTTGAGATAACAGAATTTAATCTTTTCTCCATTATTGATCACGGGATATTTAGAATCCAATTTATTCTGCTTAATATAATGATTATACAACAAGACTCCACGAATATGAATAGGAGTTCTTTCTGCGTAAATTGTATGAGAAGATTTGTACTTATCAATATTATTTGCAGTTCTTGGGAAAGAAAGTTCTTCTGGTGGAAGAGAATTAAATTTCTTCCTGCACTTAGATACGAAATCAATTAGATCATCTTCCGTTTTAGTCATAATGATCTTGAGGGCATCCTTAATCATCTGACGGCAGGGTGCTGGTGTTGAAGATTTTACCGCTTCAATACCCATGATCTTAAGTTTTGGTTCGGTAAATCGAACTCCTTCAATATCCCAAGCATTTAAGATGTACCGTTTTTTAGCAGTCCAAATTCCACGATCAGCAATTGTCTCCCGTTTCATCTGCATCTTCTGCTCATAGGCATTTACATAGTCCGCCAGTTCTTGATAAGAACTTTCAATATATTTTTCAAGTTCCATCTTACAGACCTTATCAAGGAAGTTGACAACACTTTCAGTAGTTTTTTCTCTTCCTTTGAATACAGTCTCGACCAAAGGACCCAGATTAAGATAAATGGAGTCAGTATCTGAAGCAATAACATAATCAACATTATCAGTTTTTAGAATCTTATTCAGATATTTGTTCATTTTGTTTTCAATCCAACGGATTGAAACCTGACCTGAAAGAGTGATTGCTTCTGCATTCTCAAGTTTAAAGTAACGGAAATAGTTGTTACCTAGAGCACCATAAGCAGAGTTCAAAGAAATTTTCTTTGCCATCTGAATGTTATTGCAACGAGCAATCTCTTTTGTGAGTTCTACACTTGGATTTTTCTCATACTGCTTCTTCGCATCAATCATCTTCTTTTTGAAGATTACTCGGTCACTATACATCTTCTCCATCAGTTCTGGGAGAAATCCTTTGATATCCTTTCGGTACATAGCACCATTTGGACATACACAGTAATCCTTATAATCAGATAAATCTACCTGTTTATTCAGAATTTTATCGACTGAAACATATGGATGATTTTCTTCCAGAAGAGTTTCTGGACTCACGTTATACATCATAATAAGGTGAGGGTATAGTGAGTTTAGGTCAAAAGAAACTACCCAGTCATACTTCCCCGGAATTGGTTCCTTCACATATGCACCTGCATACTTTTGATCCTTTTTAACTTCCTTCTTAAATGGAATTACAATATTTCTACGACGAAGATGGTTGTAGATAATTGAATCCCACATTCTTACTTGATAGAAAACATCATTAAAGTTTCCTTTCCCATCATATGCCATAGTAATGGCAAGTTCGATTAGTTTTAGTTTGTCCTCAAGTCTATCTACAAGTTCTACGTCTTTGATGTTATATTCTACAAACTTTTGCCAATCTTTAGTATAGAACTCTTTGAATGTATCATATTCACTATGATCCAACTTATTTTGCCCAAGTTCGACAAATGCAATATGATCCAAACGATAAGATTCTTGAGTTGTGTAAGTAAATTTCTTATAAAGATCCAAATAATCTAGAACTGTAATTCCAGCAATATCATATCGAATTTGTGGTTTGTTATTTACAACAACTTCAAGTTCAGTCACGATTCCCCAAGGGGACATTTGTTTGGCAACCTTTTCACCTAGAACTGTAGAAATTCTTCGATAAAGATATGGAATATCGTAAAACTCACAGTTCCATCCTGTGATTACTTCTGGGCAGTTTTGTTCCCAATAGAACATAAACTGATCCAGAAGATCATACTCATCCCTACAATTTTTATAGCTTACTTTTGGATCAACATTATTGAATGGTTTTACTCCCCAAGTAATAATTTTCTTACTAGTATAATCTTGAATGGAGATTGTTAGGATTTCTTCCCTACAAGAATTAACATCTGGGAATCCATTTTCAGAGGCAACCTCAATATCAATCGTAATCAATTTAATTTTACTGATATCAAACTGAATATGCTCCTCAGGATAATTATCTGAGATATATTGATTGATGTACCTAGTATTTCCATAAAGTTCAAAGTTATCGACTTTACTATACTTGTCAATAAATTCTCTAGTTTCCCTTACAGTTCCAGGTTTGATTTCCTCTACATATTTACCCTCAAGAGTTTTATATTTTGTCTTTTTATTTGAAGAAACAAAAAGAGTAGGATAAAACATTTCCCTACTCTTGAAGTTTTCCCCATTATTGTATCCCCTTGAGAGGATTTCATTCCCAACCAAAACTACATTAGTATAGAATTTCATTTAATAAGGTTCTGATATTTTTCAAGTAAAGTTGGTTTTGGTTCCACGATTGTAAGAATCTTATCGGAACTCATCATAAAAACATCCTGACTTGTATATCCACACAAGAAAGGTTCCATAGTTTGATCTTTCCTAACTACAAAAGGTTTTGTCAGTTTGCAATCAGGACCACCTAACTCAGATTGAACTTCTTCTACCTGAGTAATTAAAATCAAATCATTCAGCAGAGCTAGTATTTTGGGCATTTAGTCTATCCTCATAAGATTTTTTAATTTCATCAATCGGTTCAACGATCGAAACTACCCAATCTGATGAAATTTCAATTGAATTATCTTTAGAAAGTGGAGCATAAGGATAGAAACCTACCTCTGTTTTTTCATCGTTGAAATTCAGTACAAATGGATTTGTAATAGTAATTTTATCACTATCAATATTTGAAACATCTGCAATCACATCTTCAAGTGATTTTAGAATTAGAATTTTTACAGACATAATTTACATCTAACACAGATTTATTTTAGCAAAAAAATGGGGAGGTGTCAACCTCCCCCAAAAATTAGAACCAGACTCTTTTCTTTTGATGCTCTGGAACTACTCTTGTAAGTACAATTTCAAGAAGTCCATCTTCATAAGTCACAGATTTAACTTCAACATCGTCAGAGATAGTCCATGCTCTACTGAAAGTTCTGGTTGCTAACCCACGATGTACATATTCCTTTTCATTATTTGGTTCTTTATGACCTTCAACATAAAGTTTGTTATTTTCAGTAAATACTGAGATTTCATTCTTTTTGAATCCAGCAAGGGCAACCTCAAGTTTTGTCTCAGTATTGCTGGTTTTAACTACATTATATGGTGGATAATTGGTTTCTGTTGATTGTAGAGAAGAAAACCTATTGAACCACTCATCCATTCCGATACTGTACTTATCAATATCGTCTAGAAATTTTTGAATATTTCCTGAATTATATTTTGTTATGGTGTACATAATAGACCTCCGAAAGCGTCTGTAAGTTTAATGGACCTCGTTTGAGCATCCATTATTATTTTATAATAGAAGCATTAAAAAAGGGAGTGTTGAACTCCCTACAGAATCATTCGGTTTCCACCAATTCTTTCTTTTTTGAACCAATATTGTATTTGGTTTCAAGAATCCACTCATCCTTTTCCTTATAGGAAAGAACTTTAATCTGATTAAGGGGAGCAATATCTTGAATTTGCTCAGGATTTACTACTGTAATTAGACCCCAATCAGCAAGAAGTTGAGTAATTCTATTCCTACGTTGAACGTCATTTACAGTAATGTTTGCGTGCTTCCCATCTAGTGCAAACAATTCCTTAAAGTGAACAAGGTAGTATCTACCTTGCTTATGAAGAATATGGCAAGACTGATAGATCTTTTTCTCCTTGCGTGAAGCAACTCCGATACGAGTTAGAGTTTCACGAACTTTTAAGAAATCATCAGGTTCATTTAAAATGACCTCTACCATTTGAGAAGGAGACCATTTAATAACGGGTTCATTCACTACACTCATTTCATTCCTCCAGTTTCAAATTTCTGTTTGATGTATGTTAATTGTTCTTTATTTAGAATATTCAAAGCTTCTTTTGCCTTTTCATCACTGTACCCATAATATTTTTTGACAAATTCAATATCTTTGATTTTATCTTTTCGGAGCCAAGGAGAAAATCTTTTCCTTTTCCTAACAATATTTATAAGAAAATCATATTGAAGTTTCTTATCTAGATTAGGAGTTTTATTTAACTCGTTAGCATACATCAGGGTATCAATATGTCCTGAGAGGCATCTATTAATAATATATGGTTGATATTCTTTTAGGTTAGTTGGATCCTCATCAATCAGATTTACTTTTGATTGATTAATCGAATTCAACCAGTCTTTCAATTCAGGTTTCATAATCAGGTTTGTTATACTTCAAGTATTCCCAGAATGTAAGTTTCATTTCCTTTTGGGTCATCCCACAGTGTTTTGCTGCTGCAGGAAGTGTCATCTTTGCTCGGAACAATCCTTCATTTGCCTCTCTGACATTTTCTGGAGTTGTTTTGATTGGCATTTCTTTTAGATCTTTATAACTAATTTTATAAGGGTTCATAATAATTCAATACTCCTTTTTTGATACCCATTTAAGATTTCTATAACATCTAACACACTCATACTTCGCATAATGAAAATTATCAAACAAATAAATTTTCCTAGCAGTAGATGAACCACAGTTTATACAATTTATTGGTACATATTCATTTCTAAATTCTGCTGCTTTACTTTTTAATAATGCCTCAGATAATTCTTTCCTAACTTTAATGTTGTTAAGTCTTTCTCCCCATTCAGAATACCCCTTTTTGGGTTTCCCATCCTTTCCAAATTTTGGAATAAATGCTTTCCTATCATTCATTTAAAATTGCATTCAACCATAATTTCCGTAAGTGCTGCAAGAAGATTGATTTCTTGGTCAGCAACAAAAGCACTTTGATATTGATATTTTGCAACAATCAAAACTGCTGCTGCAATACTTGGACCATCAACTTTATCGTAAAGATTATCATAGACCTTCCGGAGAATGGTTGATGAATCATTATCTAGATTTGATGTGACCCATTTCCTCACCTCTGGAAAGTTCTTTTCCTTTAGATTTTTAATCAATTCATTTACTGGAACATCTGTAAATGAAGCAAGAATTCCAGAATCAATTTCGCCACTTACAGAATAACGTTGACATTCATTTAAGATACGCCTCCAATCTGGGAAATGATTGCTGATAATTTGAACAATAACTTTTGGATCATATTTGATGTTCTCTTCCCCAAGAATAGTCCCGAGACGCTTGAAGAATTCCCCTGCAAGTTTTGGTTTCTCCTTTCCTTTGATACTAAATTCAACGACAGAACACCTGGAATGGAGTGGTTCGATGATTTTGTTTTTATAGTTACAGGTAAAGATGAATCTACAGTTTTTATAGAACGTCTCAATATTAGCCCGAAGGAGGAGTTGTACATCTGTGGTGGTATTGTCTGCCTCATCAATAA